TCTAATTTCACCACATCTTTAGGCTTCATCTGCTTCTTTCTACGAATAACAGATTCAATCTCAACTAATTTTGACGGCATATCCTGGTAAGTAAACTTCTGCTTTTCAGGGGATAGTCCGTAACCTTCAACTTTTTTTATAGCTTCTTCGTATGGCAAATTATAATATTCCTCAAGAGAGGGGACTTTAATTGTTATCGGATACAAATCCTCATCACCGTTATTAACAACAATGAACTCCTCTGGTCTATTATATTTATATTTTACTTCACGCATCTATATCAGGGAATACATCTCCATTTTGTTCAAACTCACGAATATACTCTTCGGGTCTTATGCCTAAAGAATCTAACAAAGTAAACTCAGTCAACTCTTCTTCTAGTTCTTTACTTTTCTCTCCCTGTAAGAAATCTTTTTTTGAAGATGCAATTTGAGACATCGTCATATTAATAATTTCTCTTCGAGTCTTTTCTGCCTGAACTATTTTAGCTTGAGCAACTTCGTCTTCGGCTTCTAATTTAATCTCTAATTCAGTATAACGCAAGAGTGCTTCTTCCGCAGACTTCCAAACCATATACTGCTCACCACCCATCAACAAAAGAAAATAGATTGCCCTTCTATTAACACCCTTTATTTTCCAGTTGAGCATATCTTTAATTACATCGTCATATGGAGGCTCAAGATTTAAACACTGTAATGCCCAAACTTTTCTTCTCTTTAAATCTGGTATGCCTTGGCCTGGAGAACCTAAGTCGTACATATAAATTAAATATCGCATAACGACATCGGGATCTAGCTTTTTAGGCAAATCGTTTGCTGCAAATATTATTGAAAACTTAGACAGGTCTGAAAACTCAAAAAGTACAGGTGTGCCTAATGGTATCTTATGAATCGGGTATTTTAGTTTGTTAAACTCATTATGTTCAAACTTCATACGCTAGTATTTCATTGTGTCTGATAAGATGATATTCTTCTTTTAACTTCTTGTTTAGTCCTGCCTCTAAGGGAATACCAGCACTATCTTTTCCTAATATGATTTTACCTATTGGAGGTAAGGCATCCTTTCCGTACACACGCTCACTATCTGGAGAAGGACCGCCAATAGCAATTATTTCCCATTCATTTTCTTTAAACTTCTCATCATACATTTCAGGTACAATAAGCAAAGAAGTCTTAGGATTTACGGAAACTCTTTTTATTAAGCACCATCCGTCTTGTGGAATAAACTCTCCATCACGCAAAGTTAGATAAACAAGATCAGGTCTCACTAATAGAACTTCCTGATCACCAACGTCAATAATACGTTTGTTTTTGCCTTCGCTATACGCCCCTACAACCTCTCTAATTTCGACATACTTAACAAACACCTCGTCTCCTTTCTTCCACTTGCCAAAGTCTTCAAAAACAATGCAATCTGTGTTTGTCCAATAGTCAGCTTCCTCAGAAGCTATTCTAATAACCATGTGAATTCTTTTATCTCCAATATCAACACCATCCGCTAGGTGGTCTTTTGATTTCATAACTACAGGCAAATAATTCAAATACTTCATTTTGAAAATATTAAGTGTGTTTTTTGTGTGTGAATTGATGTACTTTTGTACAGCATCGTTCTGATGCTTGATTTTTGTTATTGTGTTCTTTATTTGTGTGCAGAAAATGGGGACAACGGTTCCCATTTTTTGTTAGTGATCTCGTACTTGTGTAAACGTAGGGAACAATAACATTGCCCCTCTACTATTATCTGTCTCATAGGCAGTATCAAATGACAAAATGTATAATTTCATGTTTTTAGCTTATGTGTTTTTATCTAACATTACTTTGTAAATATCCTTCAAGACCTTCATCATGATTCCAAATGAATGCCTGCGCTGCCCTAAGTGATTGATAACCCATCTTCTTATGCCATTCATCTAATGCACATATTGAAGGAAGGAACCTCACCTTAACACCTCTGTATTCGTTTACCTGTTCTTTATGGTAATGCCCACAATGAGCTTCTCTAAATTCGGTTTCCGCAAACATTTCCGGTTTCTCAGTAGCCATTATTAATGGCATATCAGCAGGCTTTTCGTTATCTCCATGAGTAAACATTATCATGTTTTTCCCGTACTTATAATATTTTCTAGGCGTTGTAGAGTTATCTACATTAACATTTGGATCATTTCTATACCAACCGGCTAGCACATCTCCAGCATAAAACATTCTTTCATAATCATGGTTTCCAGATACAACAATAATATCAACGGGAGCTACATCTTTTAAAAAATCTACTGCTCTAACTATTAGAGTCCAGTATCCTTTAAATGATTCTTTCCATCCGATTACATCATGTTGAGGAGTACCCTTTGTTGTGGCCATTCTCATGCCGTCTGTATTCATCCCATCATTTCCAATTGGAAGAAGAATCTTCTCAATATTTATTCCTCTTCCTTTATTAACTAAATCCTCAATTGTATCAAGGAATTGTTTTTCCATTTCTTCTAGGGTAATTTCTGTTAACTTCCCATAATGAATATCAGGCAGAGAAATTTCAAGAGTTGATTTTATTTTATAGTCTGGTCCTCTTCCTTTAGTTATTACTCTAGCTTTAGGACTATAACTAGCTGCAAATTCTTCAATGTCTTTTTGAATCTCTTCTGCTCTTCTGTCACTTTTAGTTACTACAGAGAACCGCTGTTCTCCTTTCATGTTTTGCCAGTATTTAACAGAATTAACCATTGAGTGGTCAATACCATTTTTATCTAAATACTGCTCAAATTCAGTTATAACATTATCCGAATCGTTGGACAACTCAACCTTTACCACCTTTCTATTAACTTGGTTTCTTTCAACTCTTGCAGACTTCAAAGCTGCTGTAGCATCTTGTAAACTAACTTTAAATTTTCTTGCTATGTAACTTGGACCTGACTTTAAGTAACCAGGCCTAGCGTGGAGTATTTGTACTAGTTTTGGGATTGTCATATAGCTGATTTAAAGATTTAAAAACTACAACTCACTTAGTGGTTTGTATTGTTGTGGAATTCGTTCGATTTTAAAAGCGTAAAATATTCTAAAAAAGCTTGGTACGGAGCGTCTATAATTAGAGGCTCTGTAGATCCAGTGATATATATTAAAGTTCTTGAACCTATTGACGCTGAACCATCGTTACGGAATTCTACGTCAGCTTGTATTGCGGCAACCTTTGTTATGTCAAATATTATTGGAACAGAATCTGTATATACACTTTGACTAGGATTTGCTTCAATTTCTTCTTCGGTGTTCCACACTACACAAACGGTAGCACAAAGCACAGGAAGTGGTTTTTTATCATCCTCTTCCTCTTCTCTTCTTTTCTTGGACTTAAAGAACATATTATTAATTTTACTCAAAAATACAAAAATCCCCCTAAACAAGGGGGACTTTGTTTTTATATTAGAATGGGAGGTCGTCTTCGGATTCCTTGGACTCTCCCTGCGGATTTTCTGCTTGTGGTGTGGGGTCATTTTTTGGTTTTGATTCTCCTGATATTTTCCAAACTTGGAGAGAGTTATAGACTCTTCCGTTGTACTCCCTTCCCTTTAGGTTGAATTCGACTTCGATTTCATCCCCTGCCGAGAATGGGTTAATTAGGAGTGTGTTATCATTAATGAGTTGGAACTCTACTAACTCTGGGTACTTACCCTCTAGTTCTAGGACAAATGTTCTAACAGAAAATTTGGCACTCTTGTTTTCGGTGTTACCTACCGATTTAATTTTTCCTTTTACGTTCATTGTTATATAATTTTCACAAATGTATTAATTATATTGAAAGGTCCTTCAAATAGTTTTTAACATTGTTGTGTATAAAATATTTTTAAGATTTTGATTTGGATAATGTATATTTGCCAAGAATTAACACATAACAAAAATGAACGTAGATAAAAATATACCGATCCCAAGCACAAGTGGGAGAGGTAGAAAAACCGAATATGTTTTACCGGAGATGGAAGTAGGAGACTCTTTCTTTGTTCCTGGAGAGACATCAAAATACCTTGCTAAACTTTTCTACCAAAAGAAAAAGAAGAACTACGAACTAACTGCCCGATCAATGGATGGTGGAGTTCGTGTTTGGAGAGCAGCGTAATTTTATTATCTTTGTTTCGTTGGAGTAGAGGCCGACAAAATAAACAAATATTAGCCCTGTTGAATAGGTGAGTCCTCTACCTCCCTGTTCTTCGGGGCATTTTTATCACTAAAATATTATGAACACGGGACAAATCGTTAGAGCTAGGTCTGAAAAAGCCTTCACCATGTTAAGCAACAAGTTGTTACAGGATTGCGCCATAACAATTGAAGAGAAGGGGTTGCTTGTTTATCTATTAAGCCTACCCACCGATTGGGTGCTTTACAAAAAAAGTCTTCCCGAAAAAACAAATGAATCTAAGGGTGCTATAGATCGTGTGTTTAAACAACTCCAAGAGAAGGGTTATATCCTTAGCGTAAAAGTTATTGATCCACAGACAAAAGTATTCAAGGGTTGGAATCATATTGTATACGAAGAACCGACATTAGCGCAACCCGACATTCGGGAAAAGCCGACATCGGGATTTGCCGACCTCGGTCAGAGTATGCCTATACAAAGACACACTAATACAAATACTAATATTAATACAAATACTAATATAGATATATTGGCAAAAAAACCGAAAAATAGTTTTGTGCCACCTACTGTAGAAGAAGTGAAAGTATTTTTTAGGGATAAAGGTTTTAGAGAAGATGCCGCCATCAAAGCATTTAATTACTACACCGATGGCAATTGGCACGACAAGAGTGGATCTCCCGTTAAGAATTGGAAACTAAAGATGCACGTTTGGTTTAAGGATGGATATAAAATTCAAGAAGAGAAAATTAAAGTTAGAGATGTATTCGGAAGCACACACTTCAAAACTCAAGACGAAATAAACAAAGCTGAAAAAGGATTTTTCAATAAAATATGAGCAACTACCAAAAATTATCTGCCCTTGGAATTGTCTGCAAGGATACCTCGGCACAACAAAAAGTAAACTGTCCGTTCTGCAAAGACACGAGAAGTAACAAGAAGGACAAGAGTCTATCTGTAAATGTCGAGTTAGGAGTGTACAAGTGCCACTACCCCAACTGTGAATCGTTTATGGGTAAGAGTGTGAACAAGTCGGACCGAAAGGTTGAGTACTTTGTTCCAGTATCTAAGCTTCAGAAGGTGAGCGATAAGATTCTCTCTTGGTTTGAGAAGAGAGGGATATCCAACAACACTTTACTCAAACTAAAGGTTACCGAAGAAGAGTGTTACTTCCCACAGGCTAGTGAGAATAGAAACGCAATATGTTTCAACTACTTCCGAGGAAATGATTTAGTTAATGTCAAGTATCGTGACGCAGCAAAGAATTTCCGCATGGTGAAAGATGCAGAGTTAATCCTCTACAACTTGAACTCCATAGAGGGCTATAATTGGTGTGTAATCGTTGAAGGTGAAATGGATGCCCTTTCTTTGGAGGAAGCTCAAATTTACCCTGTCGTAAGCGTTCCTAACGGGGCAACGAAGGGAAATCAAAACTTAAAGTATCTTGACAACTGCATTGACGCATTTGCCGACAAAGAGAAAGTTATTATTTTCACCGACAATGATTCATCTGGACTCTCTCTTCGTGAGGAGTTAACCCGAAGACTTGGTCGAGAAAAGATTTGGTATGTCAACATCCCTGATGGATGCAAGGACGCTAATGAGATCCTAGTTAATTACGGAGTAGAGCTTCTTCAAAAGGTTGTGGCCGAAGCCTACCAAGTGCCAATAGAGGGCATTGAGAAGGTAAATGACGTAAAGGAAAAAATAACGGACATATATCTTAATGGGTTTCCTCATGGGTTGAAAGCAGGGTTTAATCAGTTTGATGAACATATTTCGTTTCGAGGATCAGAGTTCACAATTATCACAGGAACACCCAACGCAGGAAAGTCAACTTTTCTGAACAATTTACTTGTCAGATTGTCTGCGAAACATTCGTGGAAGGTAGCAATGTTTTCACCAGAAAAGCAACCCACAGAGATACTTTTTTCTGAACTTGCTGAAATATTTATTGGTAAGCCTTTCTTCTCCTTTGTTCCTACTGCAAAGATGAGTCAAGAGGAAGTTGATAAGGCTCGTGATTTTGTAGAGGAGTACTTCTACTTCATGAAGATTGATGAGATGGATGTGACCATTGATGGCATCTTAGATAAAGCTGCTGAACTCGTTAAACGTAACGGAATCAACTGCCTTGTGATAGATCCTTGGAACTACGTTGAACACCAAGTCCCAAAGGGAATGAGTGAGACGCAGTACATATCAGAGGCACTCACCAAGGTTAAGAGATTCAAGGACCGCTACGGAGTCCATGTGTTTGTTATTGCTCACCCAACAAAGATTAGAAAAGAGAACGGAGTGTATGTTATGCCAACTCTATACGACATCGCAGGATCTGCTCACTTCTTCAATAAGTGTGATAACGGATTTGTTGCTTACCGAGATTATGTCTCTGGGCAAACTCTCATCAACATTCAAAAGATACGCTGGTCCTTCATTGGCCGAGTTGGAGAAGTTCCTTTTGTTTACGATGTCAAGACCAAGAGGTTTGCAGAGATTGGAGATAATAGCAACGGAATCTTATTAGACGAATACGAAACAAGACAACAACAATATGAAGATGAAGACATACCATTCTGATCCGGCATTTCAGTACGGCCTTCGACAAGTCGCAATTACTAAACTCAAAGAAGGGGAGTTAACAGGTTCAAAACAAGACTTTTACGAAAACATTGAGGCTGTTTATATCTGTGTTGATAAAAAATATGTTGAAATAGTTGAAGTTTTATTTGGATTTTGTGAAAAGAATGTTAGATATTTGCGAAACAATAATATTATATCTAAAGAAGTCAGCGATGAAATTAAAACTAAAGCGAGTAAAAGGACTTGTAAAGAACTTGGCATCGACAAGCCGGTCAATTCTGAAAGTTACAAACGCAAATATTTTCAAAGTCTGTACAAGTTCGTCTACTGGGACTTTATCCAACGACACACATTAGAACAAGTTCAAGAAATTTTTAATAACCTAAAACAATAACAAAAACAAAAATGGAAGCTCAAGCGGAAAAGAAAATTCATTTTGGAGACATCCTAGAGTATGTGCCGAATGACCGGAAGGAAAGATTTATTCACGATCTAATTCTTTATGTTCCTCACCTAAAAGAAGAGGCAGATAAGTTTAGCCATGTGATTCACAATGTTGCTATCGGCACTAATATGAGGAACTACATCAACCTTATAAAAGATGTTGCTTTAAAAGTTTATGATGCCACGGGAGAGAAGAACAGAAAGAGAGAAAACATCCTTTACAGACAATTAGTGTACTGGATGATGTACAAAACATTGCCTGTAACATTAGGTGGTATTGGTAGTGAATTTGAAAACAAGAACCACGCAACTATTTTACATGGAGTGAAAATGTTTGAAAATACGATGGAGACATCTTGGAAAGATAGAATGGTTGTCCAATATTTTGTGGAAAAGATGGAGGAACTCGGATACCCACAACCTAGACAAGCATTCAGAGAATTATTTTTTAAGTTAAACATTCAACACTAAAAACTATGGAGATCACAATTGAAAAGCCGCATCAAACTATCTACCACTTTAATGGTGAAGTTATTTTAGATATGAAGTACGAATATACCCTTACTAAGATTGTTAACTTTACAGGAACTTCATATGAAGTAGAAGCTCACCCATCTTCAAGCGAGACAAATTGGGGAAGCTGGAACGAGCTGAAAAAACAATTCGTTGAAGATATTATTGTTAAACACTACGAGACACATGGAGCAGAATAATACCCACAACATAGAACCTATCTACGAAATCAAGGACTCTCAGATTCTCACTAAGTTAATCGAGGATATTAAAAAGAGAGAGAAGAAAGGTTTCTTGCAGTACGGAACAACAGTTGACCGAACTGACTATGACCACCTAATGTGGCTACAGGAAGCATACGAGGAATGCCTCGATATGGCTGTGTATTTAAAAAGCGCAATCGAAAAAATAAAGAATAAATGAAATAACGATGTTAATAAAAAGTAAAAAAATATTTATATTCTTATTGGTAGTTGTAATAACTTGCCTTGCATTAGGTTGCGACATAAGTAAATACCACCCAATACAAAAAGAAGACTATCAAATATTTAAGGCTACTTACATACCAAAAGATACTGTGTATGTAGATCCAATAACTATAGGAACAACAACAGACCCTGAAAATTAAAAACTATGAATAAATTTCTAATGGCAGCTGTAATTATAACAGCGATAATAGTAATTCTCTCCTACTTTGGAGGTGATGATAATCAAACAGGATTTCAATCATGACAATTAAACTAAGCGAATCGGAAGTACACTTCCTCAGAACACTCGCCTCCACAAGATCTTTCTTCAGCAGAAAGAATAACGTGGTGGACCAGAAGTTTGCTGTAGACAAGTCTGGTTTCGAAATTGACTTTGATGGATGTCTTTCTGAGTACGCCTTCTGCAAGTGGCACAACATCCACTTCAGTTTATCTTTTGGAGACGATACAGCAGGTCAGCCAGACTGCATCTACAAGAACTTGACGATTGATATCAAAAGCACTCGCCTTCCACAAGGTCGTATGATTGTCAAGCTAAACTCTCAGCCAATGGATATGTACGTCCTCGCCATTGTAGAAGATGACTACACAATTCGTTTTGCTGGATACTCTCGCTCGGAAGATATAAAAAAAGATGAGAATGTCCGCAACCTCGGAACAGGAGATTCGTATGTATTAGATCAAAACCAACTATTAAGATTTAAAGAAAATGTACACAAAAAAAATTAAGAAGACTTTCTTCCACGATCAGGAAGAAGGAAAGTTACTTGAAGTGACAGAATGGGCCAATGGTGCAGGGGTAGACTTTGCTATAAGCGATGACAAGGGAAGACAGTTGATTCCCCTCTCCTATAGAGACGCAAAGAACCTACGAAGATTAATCCGGCATATCCTAAGACCAAATGTTGATTAAAGGCTACTACATCGAGGCTATGGAGGTCCTAACCAATAGTGGAGAGATAAACTTCTTCGACCTAACCATGACAGAGCAATTGGTAAGGACTATATTTGATATTCGGGATGTGATGTCGATACGCCAGGTTGACGAGTTGGTTCCAGAATATGCTGTAATAGAAATAGGCATGGGAAACCCACGCCTATTCAAATTACCTTATGATTCAATCAAGTCTATCTTTATGAACCGAGACTCTATTTAATTATTTAGTTAAAGTCCACTGTGTGTTCTTTGGAGTTTTTTTCCCCGTACGACCAAATTTCTCACCCATCTTCATATTGCAAGCTTTGTCTTGTGATCTTTGACCAAATTTGTCAACACATACTTTAGACCTGTTACCACCCGTACTCATGTTTTTACCCATGCTACCTCTGTCGTACTTGCCTCTACCAAGAACTTTATTCACTTTATCGCGAACCTTGTCCATCCCCGGTGTAGGTATTGAAGCACGCTCACGAGCTTTTGCCAACTTGAGTTGAGTCTTGTTACGTTCTCTTTGCTCACGCGGAGAGTAGTTTTTTGGGTTAGCAGGTTTTACACTATACTCTTCCATTTGTCTTTCAAGTCTAGATTTCCGTTCAGCAGGAACTCCAGGAGTGCTAGGAACTCCTTGGTAGTATTGTTTTACTCTACCTTGTTTTTTAATACCCTCATCAAGAGTTTTATTCAAAGCTCTTGTATCTCTTTTAACTTCTCTTCTTTCTTGACGAGCTTCTTTGCGAGGGTTATTATCTGTAGACATTCCAGTTATTGGATTAGTCTTAGACGTTGTTTTTATTGTTGCCATGTTGTTAGTTGTTAATTTTTAAATTTACGAGGCAAATTACCACCTTTGTATTTTGTTTGAGCAAGCTCTCTAACAGACATTTTAGTTCCTGATTGTTTAGCTCTCTTAGGATCAACTTCCGCTTTCATGTCGTATACAGTTTTACGAACAGCACCAGGCTTAGATGATAAGGCACGTTTTAAACCTGCCGCACCTGTAAATTTAGTTACATTACGAACCGAACCGTATCCCATAGCTGGATCTACTTCTATTCTGCTTTTTGTAACTTTTTTTCCACCTTTAGTGTCTGTAGCAGTACGAGTTTTAGATACATAATTTCCTGTAACCTCACGAGTTTTTTTGTTCCCCGTTTTGGTTATCTTAACATCACGACCAAGTACATTCTTGCGCGTTTTTACAATTGGCTGTTTCATTTTTTTTGTTTTTTTTATTATTATTATCCTATTACGTTTCCTGACGCTTTTAGTATTTCATATATCAGTATAGTTGCACTAAGACGAATAGCTGTAGCTCCTAATCCAACTGGATCTCTATCCTCTTTATAAACAATATATCGAGTTGTAGTAAACCAATCTGTAGCAAATGTAGTAGGGGCTGTAGTGTTAACGTAAATTTCGCACTGTGTATTAAGAGAATTATTAGCAGCCAGCATCTCAGCCTGAGTAGGTAAGCCACCAGTAATTGCCGTTGTTGTATGAAAAATTTGAGCAGAACTAACTAACTTTAATTTCCCAACTTGCGCTGTTAAAGAGCCTGTTCCGTTATTTACTCTAATATATTTTTGGTCTAATTCGTTTGTACCCATTGCTTTAATTATTTATACAAATATACTATTTTTTTTATTTACAGTTCCATTTTTTTAAAGAAAGTGCTTTTCTTGTTGGCCGACCTTTATCGTCCTTCATTGGGCCAGGCATACCCGACATTCTAGCGCAAAAACTGGTCCTACGCTTATCGTCCTTACTCCCCTTCTTTATCTCAGATGGTTTTTTAGTTACAGCAGTCTGCAACTTCGATCCTGGGTTTGCTTTTCTATACGAGGCAACACCTTTCTTGTTGAGTCCTCCTGTAGCACTCTTACCCTCCTTTCGAGTCCATGCAGCAGTTGCCATTACTTTTTCTTTTTGGTTTGAGACTTGATAATTTGCTTTTGTCTTTCCATTGCGGCAGTAGGAGCTTTTGGTTTAGCACCAGTTCTTTTATTCGCCTCAGCTTTTTTACGGATATTATCCCAAAGTCCTCTTGGAGATACGCTACCATCTTTTCTCTTAATCATTTCCTTTTTCATCGCCCTTGACCTTTATATTTTTTAACGTAATTTTTAGAAGTCTTAGAGCAAGAACACTTAGTCTTTGCAATAACACCCGGTCTATTAACCTTTGGTTTTTTCTTAAATGCGCTTGTGGACTGAACCTTTGCCATAGTGATTTTTTTATCTAAAACAAAGATATAAAAATATGTTTCTCTCCGTATATTTGTGTAACCAAAATTTATAATCATGAACGATTTACTATTCCTCAAATCACAAATAAGAGTGTTCCATCCAGAGTGGACAGACGCTCAAGTCGAAATGGAAGCAATTAAAATACATAAAGAGGCAACCTCCATCGCAGATGATGACGAGGAGTGCTTATACTGCGGATCATGAAGAAACCAAAATACAAATGCCCTGTCTGTGGCTACTACAACGCTCACCAACTTGGATGTCCCGAAATGGATAAGAAAATAAAGTTGTGTGATATCATCAAGGACTACAAGTCCGCAAAAGAAAGCGGAGAGGAGTATAAACTTCCTCCAAATCTATAATTCACATTGTTGAAAACTTATTAATTGTAATTACAATTACTTTTGTATATTTGTGAAATATAAAACACAAAATGCAAAAATTAAAAGTAACAAACGAGACGGTGAAGGAATTTACTCTCGCGGCAGAAAGACTTCTTACAGAATTACTTGCCCTAAACATGGAGTTAAGTAATGAGGAGATTGTAGAATCTTTTGACGGTTTAAGTCAGGACCTCTCCTCTCAATCAAGCAAAGCCCTTGACCTAATGAGAAATGACCCAGAGTTCCAACAAGAGTCTATTGCATTTTTAAACGCTTTACAAATGGGGGCATCCGATGAAGATAGTGAAGCAGCTGGTGTATGAGCGAATGCTCCGCAAAACCTTTAGCGAGTATGTCTCAGACGAATTAAAGCTAGAGGTATTGACGTGGGTACTCTCTCAAATGAATAAGAAGGAAAAGTAATTGTGCCTGATGTAAGTAGCTACTTTATTCAGAGTCCCTTGCAGGTGTGCCGGACGCTATTGCAAGTAGCTGTGTTGGGCTGACAGCGTCAACACATAACACCGAGCTAAAGTCGGGTGTAAACTTTAAAAATAAATACAATGAATAAAAAGACAAAAACATCTGTAGACTTTCTCTTCGAAAAACTATGGGATACTCCAAAGGACAAGTTCGAATGGAACGCAATCCTCGAAAGAGCTAAGACAGCACACAAGTTAGAAATTCTCTCTGCCTTTGTAACAGGGGATTTAAACTCCTTTGATTATAATGATGGGGTAAATGACGCAGAGGAAGTTTATTACAACAAAACATTTAAACAGGAATGACGGACGAAGAAATGGCTGCAAAGGAACTGTTTGACAAATACTTTATCTACCTACGAGCAAACCTGCTTTACGATGATGAGGCAAGGGAGGATGCGAAGCATTGCGCTTTAATAGCGGTAGATGAGATATTAAAAGTAGCGTCATTTTACAATGATTCACAAGCCGAAGTAACTTATTGGGAAGAAGTTAAAGAAGAAATAGAGAAGTTATGAGCAGGGTAACAATAGAATTTGACCGGGTAGAAGAGGCGGATGATCTGCGTACTGCTCTCGATGGTTTTAAGTACAAAATGCTCCTATGGGAACTCGACCAAAAACTCCGCAGCGTACATAAATACGGAGCCGCCATCGAAGGATCAGGAGAAGCCACTCCAGAAGAAATGGACGTATGCTACAGGATAAGAGAGTACATCCGCCAGGAACTACAGGACAGTAATTTGACAATAGAGTAAAGATGAGAACTAAAACGGTAGAAAGACTCCTCAAGGAAATAGAGAACAGGCCCTGGCATCTTAAACTAAGGGACTGGTGGAACATTAAACGATGGGTATGGACATGTAGAACTAGGTTCATTTGGGATCTGAATTATGAACGTAACATCTTTAGAAAAAAGAACAATGGCTGATATAAGTAAGTGCCTGGGGACAGATTGTCCCCACAAAGAGAAGTGCTATAGGTTTACAGCACCGGCTAACGAGTATGCACAATCCTATTTTTCAAAGCCGCCAATCAAAGATGACGGAACCTGCGATATGTTCTGGGG